GGGACACCGTGTGCCCCGTTCCCTTGGCGGTAGGATTGCACCAATACGGTTGGCATGATGCGTTGGAAATGTTCGTCTGCGCGAATCCGGCGGTCCAGGTATTGCCCTTGGAATCGGTGAATGTGGGCGTAGCTCTCGAATCGTAAGCCACCGCCGCGACCAGAAAATCCGCGCCTGTGGTGTCAATGGCCGCGCTCGTTCCCCCGCCAGACCCTAATCCGCCGCCCGTGTGTGTCAGCAGGGTAAACGCCATATCACGTCACTGCGCCTTACTGCGCCACCAATGAAAACGACGCGTATTTCGCGGTTGCCGCCGCGTTCAACTGAATCGCGATGATGTCGCCCACGGTGAAGGTGGGAGCCACGCCACCGACGAAATTTGCGAAGTTGGTTGACCGCAGGTTGGTCCCGGTCGATATGGCAAGGTCTGACGGCGTGATGCTATTCGCGACGGTTGGCACTGCCGTGCCCGCCGCGATTTTCCAGACCCGGAAGCCCGCCGTTCCCGCGTCTACCGTAACCGTCCAGGCGATCAGGGTGCAGTCCCGGGGCACTGGGGCACAGTAGACCAGAGAGACGCCGGGACTGGTGCCGGGAGTCAACGCGCTTCCGCCGCCCGAGAATGCCGCGGCGCCCGGTTGGTACGGTCCCGCCGGCCCCTGGATGCCTTGCTCTCCCTGCGACCCAAGCTCGCCTTGCGGGCCGGGCGGTCCCGGGATGCCTTGCGGACCTTCTGGCCCGTCCGCGCCGGGCGGCCCCTGGATGCCCTGCGGCCCTTGAGGGCCTGCCGGTCCAACCTCGCCGCTTCCGGAACCGCCGCCCGAACCGCCCGAGCCGGGAGAGATGACGATGGCGCCGCCGTCGTCGCATCCGCACGATCCCCAGTTGTCGAGGCTCGCGATCGGCTGCGGCGCATTGATCGATTCCAGGCGCGTCAGGGATTCGCGGGCCTGCTGCCTCAGGTCCGGGTGCACCGGCCTCTGGAAATGCGGCGCCAGACGGCACGCCAGATTCAGCACGATGGCGTCTTCATAGCCGGGCGGGATCACCACAACGTCACCGAGGCCCGCAACGCTGGGGATCACGTGCCAGGTGTACAGATCGAGGTTGCCGGTGGACGGCTGGCCGTTGAGGTACAGGTTGGCGATCGGGTAGCCGCGGTCGAAGTAGACGCCGGCATGGCACTGCTGCGCCCACTGCTGCGGCGTGAGCAACAGAACCTCGTAATGCGCCCCGCCCGAGACGTAGACCGCCTCGGTGATGCCCTTCGGGACCGTGACCGCGAAATCCGCCGGCGGCCTGCTGCCCGTGGGGTCGATGCCGATGGTATAGACCGTCTTTCCGTCGAGCGGAAGCGAGAGGATATCCTGGCCGTAGATCCAAAGCGGATCGCAGGACAGAGAGCCGAGCAGGCGGTTCAACTCGTCGATCGCGTCCTGGAACTGGGCAGGCGACGGCGTGCGCTGCGGCCCGAGCGTGACGCCGGCCTTGCGCAGCGCCGGGTAAAGCAGCCCCTGCCCCACCTGCGTGATCAGGCCCGGCGGCCTGGTGCCGCCGCCGAACAGGGCCGCGTTCCACTGGACCGCGTTCCATTGCGTGGCTGTCGTCGCCATGGTCAGGCTTCCTTTTTCACCGGCACCGGCCGCGGGACGTCGACCGGCAAGTAACACGGCTCCCCGTCCTCGCCGTGCGCCAGCCGGTAGCCGCTCCCCTCGGCGCGATCGTTCAGAGTGCGCGCGATCCGGTCGAACTCAAAGCGCGCCTTCTCGGCGCCGAACTGCGCCAGTAACAGATCATGGCGCCGGCGCCAGAACTCGGCGCGTTCCTGGACACTGATTTCCGGTTTTTTCATTGGGAGACGTCCTGATAGACCGTGCCGTCGTAGCACAGCGAGACGATGGCGCCCACCGCGTAAGCGGTGGCGATGTTGTTGGCGGGGTTCCTGCTGCTTCTGATCGGCACGCCGTTCAGCGTGTTCACACCGACCTGGAGCGTGTGCGCTAGTTTGATCGCGACCGTAAGCCCCGCCGCCAGAGTCACCGGGATCGCCGCCACGATGGCGTTATTCGCGCCCGTCTCGCTGGCGATGTAGTTCTGCGCGCCGCTCGTCACCGCGCCGTTTTGATCGATCAGGAACTTTGAGACGCTGTTGACGAGGAAGGCCGCAAGAAAGCCGTTGAAGGTTCCGCCCGCGGTTCCTACGTTCACATTAATCGCAGTGGCGCCGTTCCATGTACTGATGCCGTGCCCGATTGAAACTAAGGGTCCGGAGGTCTTATCTGCTGTCGCCACGATAAACCCCGCCGTAGGGATGTCAGGGGTCTGAATGGTGACCGGGGCAACCAGTTTGCCGTCGCTCAGGAGTTGAAAACCGGGCAGGTTCAGGATCGGCCCGGTGAACGTCATACCGGACCAGTCGATGCCCTGGTACACGGTGCCGCCGTGCCCCTCGATCAGGGTGCCGCCGGGCATGATTCCGAAAGCGCCGGCGCTCTGGAATTGCAAGCCGTACTTAAAGCCCTGCGATCCGGCGAGTGCGGTGACGCCGTATGCCCAGCTGAAGTCGCTATCGGTAGTGCCCGTGCCGGAATCGACGATGCCGATTCCCGCCTTGCTGCCGTGCCCCCCGGACTGGTTGTAATATATCGCGATTTCGAGGCCAGAAGCACCGTTGCACGGCCGCGCGACCGGGTCGTCGGTAGAGCAGACCGCGTACATCAGAGACGAATTCGCCCAGCCGCCGCGGGTGCTGTTGGCGCCCACGAACTGGCCGATCGGACCGCAAGTCACCAGCCCGCCCACCGGGCCGGGGCTCCAGTCTCCGTCCGCGGTCGCGTTGACGTAGTGCCCGAAATACGTGCCGTTGGCGCCGTGGTTCAGGTGCGCCTCGATGGCAAAGGCCTTGTAGGCGACACCGGCCAACCCGTCGTGGGCCTCGGAGAAGATATTGTGATACTCGGAAAAGCCCCACGGGCCGCCGGCCGCGCCCACGTTCACAAAGACATTGAACCGGGGAACGGCAGTGTCGTGGAAACTCCAATTAAACCGCCCGCCTTCCGCGGTAAACTTCGGCCCTTGCGCCCAGGCGCCGCCCAACAGCGCCGCCTGCGTTGCCTGCATCGCCGAGGACATAGCGGTGTGATAGGCGGAATCGACGAAGTTGCTCACCTTGCTGCCCGCGGCGTGGCTGGGTGAGCCGGCCCCGTTGAAGTTGCGGGTCACCTGTAACGTGTTTGCGCCGATGACCGCGGTCACCAGTTGCTGCTCGTTGTCCACGGTCGCGATCATGTAGACTTTCCAGCCAACGGTGGACGCGACGATGGCTACCGTATCGGCCGGGTTTTGCAAGACGCTCAACGTGGTTTGCACGTTGTCGTTTGCCACAAACAGTGTCGCGTCGGTGTCGAGTGCTGCGGGGAAAGTGCTCATAGGTTTTTACTGGATGGCCGCGGCCGGCGCCGCCTGCATCGCCGTGTGGTTCTGCTGGTTGAGCTGCACGAGAGACGCCTTGTAGTTCTGCGCCTGCGGCATCAAGCTCGGGTCCACTTCAGAGCGGGGGTACTCGGGCAGCAGTGCAACCGCCAGGTTGTAGCGGATGGCGGCCTCGTAGCCGGGCGGAAGCGCGACCGGGTCAGTGAGAGACGCGAAGTTCTGGAGTGCCTGGAGCGAGTGAACCTCGATCGTGCCGCCCTGCGGCACGGGCCAGACGTTCAGGGTGACGGCCGGGTAGCCGTAATCGACGTACAGTTCCATCGGCACGGTGATGGCGGCTCCCGAAGGCTCGAGCATGGTGGACCATTCCGCGGCGGAAACGATCTGCACCGTGCCGCGGTAGGTGCCCGTGCTGGCCGCGATCGCATCGCACCTGGCCGGCCGCGGCATCGCCAACTGGCCGCCGGGACCGATGGTGAACGAGGACGTGCCGCCGGCCAGCGTGTGAGTCATGCGCTGCGGCACAAAGTTGTGCATCGGCGGCGGCGGCGGGTTGGGTGAGGCGATGGCGTCAGGGAACGTCGTGAACTCCTGCAAGGTGTAGAGTTCGATCAGCGTGCCGGCAATGGGCACGGGCCACAAGTGGACCGTCGCCAGCGGACTGTTGTAGTCCACAAAGGCCCGCATCGGCAGGTTGACGGCGCCGCCCCGCTCGAGGATCTCGGCCCAGCGGTTCACGTCGATGATCCGCAGCCCGCGGCCGTAGTTGCCGCTCGAGGCCCGCGCGGCCACGATCTGCGTTGGGCGTGTCGCGCTGAAGGCGCCCGCCGGTCCCATCGTGTAGCTCTGGCTGCCGGTCAGCGGGAACGAGTCGCGCCGGATCTCGTAGACGGTGACCCGCTCGGCGGACCAAGACGCCATCATCTGGTTGAGCGTCACCATTCCGTCGTTGAGTTCGGCGGTCTCGAGCGTCTCGCCGGCGGCGATGGCGCCGATCAGGCGCATCGAAGAGTGGATCAGTTCGCTTGCAGTCGGCATGGCTTAGTGCTGCTCGGGGTGAGCGCCCGCGATAACGAACGGTTCCTCGGTCGGGGTGGCGGATCCGCTCTTATAAATTGTCTTGTGCTTGAGATCCGGCAACCCAGGAGCGGGCCACGGTCCCGTGCTCTGGACGCCCGGAGTGACCGTCGTGCCGTCCTTGTGGGGATCGGTCACGGTGATGTACTCAGGCTTAACCGGGATACCGGGGATCGGGCGGCTGGCGTCTACGTTGGTTTGACAGATGTTCAGCTTGTCCCTGTAGGCGTTCTCGGACATCTGGTTCTGCTGCTTCGCGGCGATTTGCAGATTCTCCGTCTCGAGAGCGGGGCTGTACTGGCTGCTGTCCTCTTTGGATACGGAGACAATCTGTCCGTCCTGCGTCCAGGCCAGGTCACCGTTGACTTGTCGATGTACCATCGTTTTTCTCCTGTGTTGGAACGTCTCGATTCCTACGAGCGGGCGGAATGGCGGTTTCACCGCCACTCCGCTCGCACCTCCGCACCTTAGACGCCTTCCTGGTTGATTACGAAGGTTTTACCGTTGACGTAGATATTCGCGGTGCGCGCCACGTCAAGATTCGCCGCGGCGGTATAAGTCACGTCACCATCGGCGCTCTGCGGCGTGTCGGGCGAGAACGTGAGCCAGTCCGCGACGCCGTCTTTCGTCGCGGTCCAGTTGGGATCGAGGCCCGGCCCGGTGATGGTGACGTGGAACGTGGCGGATCCG